CGGGCGTTCTCTCAGCAAGGCTTTGAGATTTCAGAGCCAGTACATTACAGGGCGAAATCTCGTGACAATGGGAAGATCAACGATCTCCCAGAGTACGGTCGGTTCCTCAGTATGTACGGCATCAGCCACCCCCAACTCGCTTCAATCTCAGGAGTGACGTGGGAGTGCGCATTCCTGAACTCCTACGATATGACTTCATCGGCAAAGTCAGTCATGGCTCGGCGAGTTATGGTCTGCACCAACGGCTGCTTCTTCGGCTCCGGTGAGGAGACTGCCGGTTTCCGGCGGAAGCACACGAAGGGTATCGACAAGGACCGAGAGGGTCACTTCCAGACCCTGAATGACTTGATCACTGAGTCTATTGGCGGACTCCTTCGTCAGGCCGAGGGCGAGGAGCAGCGTATCCTCCGCTGGCAGAACATGGAGTGCTCCAATGATGACGCCCGGTACGTCGCTGTCGAGGCTGCCAAGCAGGGAGTCATCGGGGCTGCTGCTGTCCTCCGGGTGCTGAAGCACTGGGAGACCCCGGAGCATCCCGAGTTCAGGGATCGAAACGTCTGGTCACTGGAGAACGCCTTCACTTCCAATGACCGGGGCCAGAACCTGTACTCCCAAGGTGCTCGTATGTCGAGGCTCGATGGGATCATCAATGATCGATTCGGGTTCGCGACTACGGTCCCAGACAGTGTGGATCAGGACTACGTTTCAATCGGGGATTCCCCGAATCACGCCTCTGATTTCTGATGATGAATGGGTCCCCTCCCTCATATCCCCCTTGTTCAGGAGTGGGGGAGGGGAGACCCTAAAACAGAGCCGAAGCACAGGAGGTAGACATGGCAATAAGTAAACGAGGTGATTCGTTTCAAGTTTCCGTTTCATACCGGGGGCGGAGGGTCCGAAAGTCTTTCCGCGACAGGCAGGAAGCATTGAAATACGAGGCTGAGGTCACAGTCGATATGTTGACGGGCAGGGAGCCGCGTGGTCTGGATAAGAAGTCCAGCCGTAAAGGCGTCCCGCTTACTGTCGGGGGCATGGCTGATCACGTATACGAAATGGAGTGGAAGCACCAGAAGTCCGCTGATCACACCTACAACAGGGTGCAAAAGGTCGTCGGATACTTCGGCGAAGACACGCCTCTTGAGTCCATCACTGCGTATTCATTGGAGTCGTACGCCCTACACCTGAGAAACGTAGAGAAGAACGGACCGGCGACGATCAACAGAAAGATGGCGGTCATCAGTAAGATCCTGTCGTACGCTCACAGGCATGAAGTAATCAAGTTCAAGCCCAAAGTGAGTAGTCAGCGAGAGCCTGATGGGAGGATGAAGTACTACACGAAGGAAGAGGAGAGGGCTATCTCAGGAAAGATGATGGAGTTGGCCTCCCCCACGAACAACTTCCGTTGCCTGTCCGACTTCTTTCGCATTCTCGTTGATACAGGCATGCGTAGGGGGGAGTGCCTCAGTCTAGAGTGGGAGGACGTTGACTTTGAGAAGAACCAAATCACCCTTCCAGACCCGGATCAGATCAAAGCAGCGTTGCCGAGGTCGATCCCGATGACTAATAGAGTTAGGTTGATATTTACTAGGAGGAGGGTGGATAGGTACGCTTGCTCCAAGCCATTTCCGTTTACTTCCCATCAGTTGGACAAGGAGGTACGGAAGTTCAGAGGTGAGGTATATGGCTCCAATGAGCCTCATATGGATATCGAGGACATCCCGTTATTCCACACCTGTAGACATACGTTCATCTCCCGGCTCCTCCAGAAGGGGGTCCCGTTGACGACCGTACGTGAACTCGCAGGTCACCGAGATATCAGTACGACAATGAGATACGCCCACCTCTCCCCCAACAATCATATAGATGCGATATCATTATTGGAGCCCACTGAGTAAGCCCGCTAAATTACAGTTCACCAAGCCACAACGGAGTGTGTCTTAACCTGTGTCCGATAGAAAAAATTACCAATCTAAACTCGAAGAAGAGATGGTCTCTCTTGGGAGGGACCGTTACCACCACAAAGTTAAACGTGCGAAGGAGACTTCACTAGAGTCAACTACGGCTGTCGGTCAGCACCTACTCGCTGAGTCAATAGATTTGATGAGTGAGGCGTTGAAGTCGTGGCTACGAACTGCGAAGACGGCTCCCGGTAGACGCCATCGTGCGTACCCGTTCCTGAAGGAGTTACCTCTCAAGGTCGTGTCCGGTCTGACTGCACGCTGCATACTTGACTGCATCAGTATTGAACGCAAGATTGCGAGCACTGCGATTACGATCGGTCGCCTACTTGAGGACGAGATGAAGTTCCGTAAGATCAGGGAGGAAGAGCCTGCTCTTTGGAATCAAATCAACCGTGTTCTTGATCGATACAAATCTCAGAAGACTAAATCTAAGTTCATCAATAAGACGATCCGGTTCCATGAACTCGTAGTCCATGCATGGACGAGGGAGGAAGCAGCGTCCGTAGGGTTGACTTGCATTGAGTTGCTCCGACAGTCAACCGGGATCATCGACATCCTCACGAGGAGAGATCCTCAGGGCCGATCGTACACTGTCGTCCGTCCTACGGATGAACTAATGGATTGGATCAAGAACGCGCACGAGTACAGGGAGGCATTGAATCCAGTATGGCTTCCTACAGTGGAGACTCCGATCGACTGGAACAATCCATACATCGGTGGCTACCACTCTCTGACGTTCCGTCGCCGCCCTCTAGTGAAGACTCAGGACAAAGCATATCTGGAAGAACTAGCACTTACTGACATGCCTCAAGTGTACGAGGCGATTAACCACGTTCAGCGAGTCCGATACGCCATCGACAAGGACGCCCTTGTAGTACTGGAGCATTGTTGGGATAAGAACCACCCAGTGGATGGTATTCCATCTCTTGAAGACGAGCCGATTCCCAACAAGCCCGCAGATATCGCTACTAACAAGGAGTCCAGACGTGCTTGGAGGAAGCAGGCCGCAAGGACTCACTTCGATAACGAGAGGCAGAAGTCCAAACGATTGCAGGTGATGAGGGTGATCAACCTGTCGAAGAAGTTTATTAACGATGAGATCTCATTTGTACGGCAACTAGATTTCAGAGGTAGATGCTACGCTGTTCCATATTTCCTACAGCACCAAGGCCCCTCCTATGTCCGAAGTCTCCTCAGGTTCTCTCGTGGGCTGCCGCTGACAGACTCCGGTGCGATGTGGCTGTATATCAATGCTGCATCTAAATGGGGACTCGATAAGACTCCGTACAGTGAGCGACTTCGTTGGACTGAAGATAATATTGAATTCATCAGGAGAATCGGGGAATCCCCGATTGAGAACAAGGAGTGGATGGACGCGGATGACCCATGGTTATTCAAGGCTGCGTGTTCAGAGATCTACAGGATGCACCGGGACGGCGTCGGGTTCCTATCGACACTGCCGATCAGTCTAGATGCAACCAATCAAGGTCTACAGATCTACACGATGATGCTGTTGGATGAGGTGGGGGCCGCGTCAGTCAATGTCCTGCCCGGAGACAGGCCGCAGAGTATCTATGAGAACGTCGCTAAGAACGTCATCAGGAGGCTTCAGAACGACGACAGTCCGTACGCCTCCCCTTGGCTGGAGTTTGGGATTACTAAGGCGGCGACCAAGAGGCCGTCAATGACGCTCGTATACGGCTCCACCTTCTTTTCATGTCGGGGGTATACCGCTGACTGGTTCTATGAGGAACTGAAATCCGGCAGGGAGAACCCGTTCGGAGATGAGACATATAAACCATGCAACTACTTGGCTCAAATCATCTGGGAGTCGATCGATGAGGAGGTGCACTCGGCTAAAATTGGTATGGACTGGCTTAGATCGTGTGCCCAGTTATTCATTGAACACGGGGTCACGCCCCGATGGTCTACACCTCTCGGCTTTCCCGTCAAGATGTACTACGAGAACACGAACAAGTACGCAGTCAAGACGCTTGTTGGTGGAGTGCTCAGGCAGCACCGCCTTCGGCTCCCCAATGGCACTACTAATAAGAGGAAAACAGTCAACGCAATTTGTGCGAACAAGGTCCACTCAACTGATGGCATTGGCGGCTTACTCGGTCGCATCATCTGCCTCGCCAAAGAGCGTGGAGTAGATGATATCTCAGACATACATGACTCGATATCAGCACACGCTTGTAATATCGATACGATGCAATCCTGTATCCGAGAGGGCACTGTTCAAATATTTCAAGAAAACCAGTTGGAAATCCTAGCGGACCAACTTGAAAGACAACTCCCGCCCGGTGTAACATTGCCGTCTATACCGGAACGGGGAAACCTGAATATCGAAGATGTGCTTCGATCTAAATACTACTTCAATGTGTAAGTAAGGAGGATTCACAATGTCAACGAAACCGGAACGTATTATGTCCCCCATCGGGGAGGCGGTGTGGCCCAAACTCAACAAGCCCGACACCAAGTTCGATAAGGATGGTGTCTACGAAGTCAAACTTCGTTTGGGGCAGGAGGATGCAGAGCCGTTCATCGATCAACTTAAGACGATCCTGAAGACCTTCATGGAAGGACTGGATAAGAAGAAGCCGAAGATGGCTCCCCTTCCATTCCGTGAGGTCGAGGATGATGACGGTAACCCCACCGGCCAGATTGACTTCAAGTTTAAGTTGAAGGCGATCGGCGGCCGAGGTGACAATCAGTTCACGCAGCGCCCCGCTTTGCTTGATTCGAAACGCCGACCGATGACGGAAGAGATCGGAGGAGGTTCCCGCATTCAGATTGGGGCTGAGGTCGTCACGTACGATGTCGCTTCGATTGGTGTGGGGATCTCTCTCCGACTCAAGGCCGTCATGGTTCACGAACTGAAGCAGTACAGCCGTGGGGCCGACAGTTGGGAGTTCTCCGAGGGCGGTAGTTTCGTGACCGATGGTGCAGAGGCTGAACAGCCTCAAACTGAGAGAGCGACTACCTCTGATGAGTTCGACTTCTGATGTAACAATCAAGAAGCATCGGGGGCAACTCCGATGGTCGATCTTTATCCCTATAGATCCTGTCCCGGCTTCTCGGCCAAGGTTCGCGAGGTCGGGCAGGGTCTACTACGGGAAACGGTACACACAATTCCGTCGCCAAGCAGCAGCCCTGTTCGCGATGACGGAGTTCCCTGTAAAGTTTCCTTTATCTGGGAAGGTTGCTGTATCTACTAAGTTTGTAGTAGAGAGACCCAAGAGGACTAAACGCCACACGCCAAGAGGCGATGTCGATAACTACTTCAAAACACTGGACGTCCTCAACGAGGTTGTTTGGTGGGATGACGACCAACTTGTTTGGGCCAGTATGTCGAAAGAATACGGGGAGGCGAGTGGAATATATTTGGAGGTAATGGAAATTGACTTCGTTCCTGAGACACGAGCCTTGTCCCAAATGTGGGTCAAGAGATAATCTCGCTCGTTATTCGGACGGACATGCCTACTGCTTCGGCTGTGGGTATTACGAACACGCTGATGGCACTTCTACCTATAAGGAGACTCACAAAGTGTCTGGACTTATCGAACATGAAATCGTCCCGTTGGTAAAACGGGGCATCGAGATCGAGACTTGCCAGAAATGGAAGTACGGTGTCGGTGAATACAATGGCAAGCCTGTGCAGATCGCAAACTACTGCGACAAGCAGGGGCAGATCATCGCGCAGAAACTGCGCTTCGCTGATAAGAGTTTCAGGTGGCTTGGAGACACCTCCAAGGTCGGCCTCTACGGCTCCCACCTCTGCCGAGACGCAGGTAAGTGGGTAATCATCACCGAGGGGGAGACTGATGCTCTCTCCGTATCTCAGGCGTTCAACCTGAAGTGGGCTGTGGTCTCACTTCCTAATGGTGCGAAATCTGCACCGAAGGTCGTGGCCGAACACATTGACTGGTTGGAGAACTTTGAATCCGTCGTATTGTGTTTCGATCAAGACGAACAGGGGCGCAAAGCAGCAGTCGAGGCCGCCCAGATGTTGAGTCCGGGCAAGGCTAAGATCGTTACCAACCTCCCCCAGAAGGATGCGAACGACTGCCTGAAGAGCGGTCAAGTTAAGGAGTTACTTGAGGCTATATACGGAGCGCCCACTTTTAGGCCCGATGGCGTCATCCCCGGAGAGGAACTTTGGGAGTCCATCATCAAGGAAGATGACCGCCAGTCGATCCCCTACCCTTGGTCCGGCTTGAACAGTAAGTTGTTTGGCATGCGGGGTGGTGAACTCGTCACCCTGACTGCTGGTACTGGCATTGGTAAGAGCAGCGTCACTCGGGAACTCGCCTACTACCTGATCGAGATGGGTCAGAAGGTAGGGTATATCGCTCTAGAAGAGTCCTGTCGGCGTACTGCTGAACACATCATGGGACTCCATATGTACAACCCTCCGTTCCGTTGGGCTGAGACGGGCGTCACTGAGGAGCAGAAGAGAGAGGCGTTTGACGCGACTGTAGGGTCTGGGAAGATGGTTCTGTATGACCACTGGGGGTCCATCGATCCGACCAACCTACTGAATAGAATTAGATACATGGCGAGAGCCATGGAATGCAAGTGCGTCTTTCTCGATCACCTTTCGATCGTCGTCAGTGCGCTTGAGTCCGGCGACGAGCGTCGGATGATTGACAACACGATGACTCGTTTGCGCAGCCTCGTAGAGGAAACGGGCGTCCACCTCGTGTTGGTGTCACATTTACGTCGCCCAGATGGGAGGTCACATGAAGAAGGTGGGAATACTAGCCTTGCTCAGTTGCGTGGTAGTCATGCTATTGCACAACTCTCGGACGCAGTCATCGGATGCGAACGAGATCAACAGGACGAAAGCACATCCAACCGGCTTACGTTGCGAGTACTCAAAAACAGATACGCTGGGCTCACCGGAGTCGCACAGACCCTTGAATACGACGATAAGAATGGACGACTTACTGAGTGGATCGCCCCAGAAGTCATTGACGTACCCGGACTCGACACCTGAGGACTACAGGAAACTACTGGATGCGATACGGATCCAAGAGACTGGAGGCCACTCCTCACCGCAGGATGCAGTAGGTGATGGAGGAAGGTCTCTTGGGCCGTATCAAATATCAGAGGACTACTGGTTAGACGCCGTCGAGTATCGGCCCCGAATTGGAGGGACATATCAAGATGTCAAGAGAGAAGGATACGCAGAAGAAATCATCTGCGCCTACTGGGACCGATGGTGTAGAGGCGGCTCATGGGAAACAAGGGCACGCACGCATAACGGGGGACCGATGGGATCGCGGAAAACTGCTACAGAAAAATACTGGCAGGCCGTGTCCGATCGTCTTGGGGGTAGGTGAACGGGCAACGTGGTTGCAAATTGCGGAATGGCTCTCTGAGGAGGAGGGGTGTGTGATTCCCCCTCAAACTATCCAGAGAGCATTCAACACCACCCTGAAGAGGTTGGGGGTCACTCTACTAAAGGATCGCTTCATCCGAACGTGGCTCGAAGACAACGGCTTTGAACTTCCTGATGAGGAAGAGAAAGGAGACTTATGTACACCCTAGTGTTTGATATCGAAACGAATGCGATCAAAGACTTTAAGACTCTATGCGGCCTCCAGACCATTCACTGTATTGCGTTGGGGCGTCCCGGTGAGGACCCTCAGATCCTTGAGGTCGAGGATGCGTTGGCGGAACTCAGTAAGGCCGACGTCTTGGTGGGCCACAACATTATGAACTTCGACATCCCCGCCATCAAGCGGCTCTACCCCGACTGGGACACGAGCAGTTGCTGTATCAGGGACACGCTAGTTATGTCGAGGATGCTGTGGCCTGACATCCAGAATGAGGACTGGCAGATCCCAGAGTTCCCCCGGCAACTTATAGGTCGCCACTCATTGAAGGCGTGGGGCTACCGCATGGGTATCTTGAAGGATTCATTCGGGGATTCCCCGATTTGGGATGAGTTCACTCCAGAGATGGCAGAGTATTGCATCCAAGATGTCCGAGTAACTCAGGCTCTCTGGGATCGCATCGAGAAGGAGAACCCTCCTGAAAACCCCACAGTGCTGGAACACGAATTCGCGGAAATCATCTCAGAACAAGAGAGAAACGGATTCGCTTTCGACGTAGACGCCGCTAGGAAACTGCACGTCGAACTTCTCAGTGAGAAGGACTCCCTCCGCCGGGAACTTCAGTCGTGCTTTCCAGCCCAAGTAATCAAGATGAAGACCCCGGCTTACTATGAGAACCCGATCACGGGCGAGAGGTTTACCCGTAAGAAGGACGCCCCCTCCAAGGAGCAGAAAGTCTTGATTAGGGGGGAACTCAGGACCAAGGAGATACCCTTCAACCCCGGCAGCCGAGATCAGATCGCTAAGGGACTGATCGACAAGTACGGGTGGAAGCCTGTGGACTTCACGGGTGAGGGGAAGCCGAAGGTGGATGAGTCCGTCCTTAATGGGTTGGAATATCCTGAAGCCAAACTGATGATGAAGTACCTGACCGTCTCGAAGAGGCTGGGTCAGATCAGTGACGGTCGTGAGTCGTGGATGAAGGCGGAGGAGAATGGAAGGATATATGGACGAGTCAATCCCTGCGGGGCTGTGACAACGAGATGCACCCACTCCCGCCCGAATATGGCTCAAGTACCGGGAGTCCACGCCCCTTGGGGCAAGGAGTGCCGTAGCCTGTTTACGGTCCCTGAGGGCTATGTCCTTCTGGGAGTGGACCTTAGTTCCTTGGAGTTGAGGTGTCTCGCTCACTACACCTACAAACTAGACGGAGGTCGGTACACGAACGAGGTTCTGTCAGGTGACATTCATACTGCCAACCAAGAGGCAGCAGGATTAAAGCACCGAAATGACGCAAAAGTATTCATATACGCAGTGACCTATGGTGCAGGTGACGCCAAGATTGGATCGATTATTGGAGGCGGTCGCAATGAGGGACGCCGCCTGAAGGAGCAGTTCTTCCGAAAGATGCCTGCTCTCAAGAAGATCGTCGAGGCCATCAAGTACAGAGTGAAGACTCAGGGACATCTAATAAGTATCGACGGTCGGAGACTGAGGATCCGATCAGAACACTCCGCTCTTAATACTTTGTTACAATCAGCGGGGGCAATTGCGGTGAAGCAAGCGACTTGTAATCTTCACCGTTCCCTACGGTCCCATGGATGGGGCAAAGAGGATGTCATGCAGGTGGCTCACATCCACGATGAGATCCAACTTCAAGTCCGCAAGGAGATCGCGGAAGATGTCGGGAACCTTTCGATACAAGCCATCCGCCAAGCCGGTGAGGACCTCGGGTTCCGCTGCCCGCTTGACGGAGAATTCAAAATCGGAAATAACTGGGCAGAGACTCACTGAGTTGTCTTGGGCTGCTGGCCTACTAGATGGGGAGGGGTGCTTCAGAGTAGGCACTTCTCCCGCTATTGGGGCGGATATGACGTCTAAGTCAACCATCGAGAAACTCCACCAGATCCTTGGGGGGAACTGCGCGGCTATCAATAGAAAGACGAATAAGAACCGACAGGTCTTCCGATGGAGAGTGTCTGGATCTGAGGCGATTGAAATATGTAAACTACTCCTGCCCTTCCTCGTTGAGAAACAGAAGCAGGCAGAGTTAGTATCAATCTTCTATCGGTTTCCACCGAATTCAGCCATGCGGGAGTCAATCATTCACAGGCTCTCAGAACTTAAAAGGAGCGTGTAATGGACGGACTTGAATTCCACACGTCGGAAGACATGATTAAGGAACTACAGAGTCGCTTTGATGAGATGGTATTTATCGGGGCGATGCAATCAACTAGCCAGACCGAAGATCTGACCGTGTCATTCTCAGGGTCGTATCACTCGTGTGTCGGACTAATCGAGTTAGGACGTCTGGCTATCCAAGCAGGAGGCAGCACAGATGACGAAGAGTACTAAACGGACTCTCCTGATTGACGGGGATATCGTCCTGTATGAAATCACCATCGCCAGCGAATACGCCGTGGATTGGGGGGATGATATGTGGACGCTACATTCCGACATGAAGGAAGCCAAGGAGCGGTTCGATTGTTGGATCGCTGATATTAAAGAGAAGGTGGAGGCGGATAAAGTCGTGATCGCCTTCACCGGTCCTTACAACTGGCGTAAGGATGTTCTTCCTACATATAAAGCCAACAGGAAGAAGAAGAGGAAGCCGTTTGTGTACGGTGAACTCAAGAAGTATGTCGAGTCAGTCTACAAGACGTACACCTTTGGGAATCTTGAGGGGGACGACGTCTTGGGACTGCTGGCTGGCTCCCCCGGCCTCGGGAATATCAAATCTGAGAAAGTCATCGTGACGATCGATAAGGATTTGATGACTATTCCGGGGCTCCATTACTACCCCAACCGTCCCGATGATGGGATCATTGAGGTGGATCAGGAGCAGGCCGATTTCAACCATCTACTTCAAACCCTGTCTGGAGACTCCGTGGATGGCTACAGTGGCTGCCCCGGTATAGGCCCAAAGCGGGCCGAAAGGATACTTGAAGACCCCTCGTGGGCGTCCGTAGTTAAAGCGTACGAGTCTGCGGGACTGGACGAGCAGGATGCTCTGGTTCAGGCTAGGGTTGCGAGGATCCTTAGGTGGGGGGAATACAACGTCAAACAAGAGGAAGTAAAACTATGGCTACCATGAACCGAAAAGAACTACTGGACCTACATGAGCATCTCTGCCAAGCAGCCGTCAACCTGATGCGGGTCAAGAACCACGATTACAGCGGAGGGAGGGACGACAGTGATCCCTTCCTGAATTTCACGAGAGTTGAGAGGCTGGGAATAACCGACACGAAGACGGGATTCATGGTTCGGATGACTGACAAAATCTCCCGCCTGATTACTTTCATCCATAACGGGTCTTTCAAGACTAAGGATGAGGCCCTGAAGGATACAATTTTGGACCTAATTAACTACAGTATCTTACTTTACGCATATTCCACTACCGAAAAGGATGACTATACGGAATGAATACCGAACAAACAGGATTCCCAGTGCTGTCAGAGGCCCTGTTAAAGGAGTTGAACTCTCGATTCCCTGAGCAGTGCCCGGATTTAAGTTGGGACATGAAAACGGTCTGGTACGCGAGCGGCCAGCGATCTGTAATTAGACTCCTGAACACGATTTATCAGGAACAACAAGAAACCCTATTGGGAGGAAAGTAAATGTGTGACTTTATTGGAGACCTCTTCGGAGGAGGGGGAGGTTCTGCGGGGCCGCCACCGCCACCCCCTCCAGCGCCAGTCCCTCCGCCCGCTCCCCCCGCCCCCGTAGCCGCCATTGCTCCTCCCCCAATTTTCCAGCCGATTGCACCTGAAAGAAACACCCAAAAAAGGGCTAAGAGTAAGGCTTCACGGAGACGGTCGCGGAATCCGTATATGGTTGGAAAGCGACGTCTGATTATCCCCCTGAATGTGGGGCAGTCGGGCTCTGTTAATCCCTAAACGACAAAGGTGACATAATGCTTGATCAAGGTTCTATCGCGTCAACATACGCGAAATGCGAGGCCCAGAGATCTCCTTATCTGGAGCGGGGCCGCGATGCGAGCCGCCTTACGGTTCCTACCATCCTCCCTGATGCAGGGAAGAACGGGGCCACTCGCTATGCCACCCCATACCAATCCACCGGCGCTAGAGGAGTCAACAACCTCAGTTCAGCCCTCCTCCTTTCTTTGCTTCCCCCCAATTCACCATTCTTCCGTCTCGTCCTCGATAAGAGGGAGAAGGATAAACTCGCTGCAATCGACCCTAAGATTCAAACTGAAGTAGAGACCTCCCTCTCTGAGATTGAACGGGCGGTTGCTCGCGAAATTGAAGTCAATAACATCCGTGTGGGGACCTTCGAGGCCCTACGGCATCTCGTCGTCACAGGAAATGTACTCCTATACCTGCCTGAGGAAGGCCCCATGCGGGTGATCCACCTTGATCGATATATCGTCAAGAGGGATCCAATGGGCCACCCCATGTGCATCATTATGAAAGAGTCGGTGGCTCCTGCCGTCCTCCCACAGGAGATCCGCCAGCACGTCGAATCTGGACTGGCTGACTATGAAGACTACTGCGACATCTACACCAAGCAGGAAGTCATGGAAGATGGGCGGATCGAAGTAGTCCAAGAGGTCAAAGGGAAGATCATCGAGGAGACTCGGCGGGTATTTAAGAAGGATAGATCCCCCTTCATCGCTCTTCGCATGGTTCGAGTAGACGGCGAAGACTACGGCCGTGGCTGGGTGGAACAGTATTACGGCGACCTAAATTCACTGGAGGGCCTGACCAAGGCACTTGTCGAAGGATCGGCAGCGTCTTCTAAGGTCCTCTTCCTCGTCAACCCCAATGGAACTACCCGTGCAAGGACCCTCGCTGAGAGTCCTAACGGTGCGATTCGGGAAGGAAATGCTGCTGATGTCAGTGTATTGCAAACTAACAAGTCGAATGACTTCTCAGTATCTCTCGCGGCGATGCAACAAATTAATGATCGTCTCTCGTATGCTTTCCTTCTCACCGAGTCAACTATTCGTAATGCGGATCGTGTTACAGCAGAAGAAGTGAGGCTCGTCACTCAGTCCATCGAACGGCAGTTGGGTGGTATTTACTCGGTACTGAGTCAGGAGTTCCAACTCCCCCTCGTCAACCGAATTATGGATCGGATGGAGAAGTCTAAGAAACTTCCCAAGATCCCTAGGGACAAAATTACTCCCGCCATCGTTACTGGAATTGAGGCTCTAGGTAGGGGCAATGATCTCAACCGACTTGATATCTATCTGTCTGGCATCGCTCAGGTTCTGGGACCGGAGGCGCTGGGTCAGTACATCAATATTAGAGAATACATGAACCGTCGTGCATCTGCATTAGGCATCGATACGGACGGTCTCGTAAGAACTGAAGAGGAAATTGCTGGTATGATGCAGCAGCAACAACAGCAGGCTATGGCCCAGCAGGTTGGACCTAATGTCGTCAACGCAGTTTCCAAACGAATGGAGAATATGAATGGCTGAGTTTGAGCGTGTTGAAATCCCAACGCCAGAGGATGGACCCCTTTCAGAGCAGGATATAGAGAATCTTGAGCAGGAAGAACAGGCGGAAATCCAAGAAGAACAATTTGATGAGGAACGACCCGAGTGGCTTCCTGAGAAGTTCCAAACGCCGCAAGACATGGCGAAAGCCTACGAGGCGTTGCAAAGCGAGTTCACTCAGAAGCGACAGAATAAGACGAAGACATCGAAGGGCACTAAAGAGATTGATGGAGATACTTCGGAACTCTCTGTAGAGTCTTTCCGTCAATTCTCAAATGAGTTTGCTGAAACCGGCGATGTCTCTGAAGAGTCGCGAAATATGATTGTAGAGAACATGGGCCTGCCACGGGAAATGGTAGACGCCTATGTTGCGGGCCAGAAGGCTGTCCTCGACGCGCAATTCAATCAAGTCTACAGTGAGGTCGGTGGGGAAGAGAGTTATGACTCCATGGTTGAATGGGCCGCTGAGCACCTTTCCGAGGGAGATCAGAACGCATTCAACGAGGCAGTCACTACAGGAACCCAAGATCAAATGATGTTTGCCATCAGGAACCTTGCGGCCCGATGGCAACTCGAAGGCGGGCAGAAGCCTGCTCCCCTGATCCAAGGAAGTACCAGTGCAACCGGAGCGTCCGGGGCTTTCAGGTCTCTCGCAGAATTAACGGCTGCCATGAAGGATCCTCGTTACACTAAAGACGCTGCGTATCGCAAGGACGTTGAAGTCCGCCTTTCTAACTCGAACATTCTTTGAGGTAACAATAATGAAGCCCGGATATAAAACTACTGAATTCTGGATGAGCATGATCGCCGTTGTAATCGGCGCAGTTATGGCATCTGGTGCGTTTGATCTCGGCGGGACCTCGGCTCAGGTCGTGGGACTCGTTGAGGCCGCTCTTGTCGCTCTTGGGTACACCGGCGCACGCCTAACCCTTAAGAAGGGCGAAGGACAGGGGTGATGTGGAATGCAGTACTACAGGCACTTTCTGCGATCTTTACGCCGATCTTTCGTGAGATTCTCTTACGAGGTGTGTCGGCTACTAAAGCCGTGGACGCTCCCTTCAATCGCGATCTGCATCGCCGTTGGACTGAGCGGGTGCGAAAGTTCACGCGTAGTATTCGTTCCTGAATCGGATGGACTAATCAGGCTTGGCCCCGGAATACGGGGTCACGTCTATTTCTGGAATGGCGACTCTTGGGAGTTGTCTTCCAACAAGATTCTGCTGCCGGAAGGCTGGTACGCAGGAAGCATTGATGGCGATGTCGAGGAATCTAATAACTCCCGGCCCGCTGCGGTGGATAACTGAGACTTTCTTGGTTACCGAGATTTCCCATCAATATCTCTCGGAATTCGGGGATTCCCCGAATGAAATTTAAACCCTTTAACCAAGGATATAACAATGCCTATTAACTACGACGGCGTTCAGCCGTCACGTCTGGGTGCTGTAAATGCAGCCGGTGGTGACGAGAACGCTCTTTTTCTGAAGGTCTTCGCTGGGGAAGTCCTCACCACGTTTGAAGCAAATAACGCTATGATGCCGCTTCACCGTGTCCGAACGATCACTAGTGGTAAAAGTGCGCAATTTCCCGTCACTGGCGTCGCTGCCGCTGCATACCACACTCCCGGTGAGTCGCTGTTCACTCAGAACTTCGATGACGCTTCTGACACGACTGGTGAGAATAAGTACCTCTCGCAGGTGAAGCACAACGAGCGAGTCATTTCCATTGACGGCGTTCTGACTGCTTCGGCATTCCTCGCGGATATCGATGAGGCAAAGAACCATTACGAAGTCCGCTCGATTTATTCGACGGAAATCGGCCGCCAACTCGCTTACACTGCGGATAAGAACCTTATTCGTACGGTCATCGCAGGCGCACGTGAAGGTACTAACCGTTTCAATGAGGGTTCTCAGGACGGCACTGGTGCTTACAGCGGTGCAGTCATCAACATGGGAACTACCGATGGTGGTGGAACCGAAGTTATGACTGAGACTAAGGTCGCCGACGGCGCTGCTGCTACCGGAGCCACCCTCATCTCTGGCCTCTTCTTGGCAGCAGAACTGATGGACTCCAAAAACGTGCCCGATTTCGGCCGCTACTGTATCCTGCCGCCAGAAGAATATTACAAGTTGGTGAACGAGAACAAGGATGCGATCAATCGTGATTACAATCCTGAGGGTAACGGTTCTGTTGCCGCAGGTGAGATCATGTCGGTCGCAGGTATCCGAATTCTCAAGAGCAACCACATCCCGAGTGGCGCGGCTGACGCCAACGAGATTCATGCTTCCGGCAGCGTGAACAACGATGTGTTCGGCGGCTCCGGCGTTGGTTACGGCAACACTTCGTTCGCCGAGACCAAGGGCATCATCTTCCAGCAGGAAGGTGTCGGCACGGTTAAGTTGATGGACCTCGCCATGGAGTCTGAGTACTTCATGGAGCGGCTCGGAACCCTGCTCATGGCTCGGTATGCTATGGGTCACGGCGTCCTCCGCGAAGAGGCATGCATGGAACTGATCGTTACTGCCTGATCAATTCTGGTATACTCAATAGTGTGAGTCTCCTAGACACGGGGGTGGTCTCTCTACGAGGGGCCACCTCCTTTTCTTATTTAATAACGGAGTGTGTATGATGTCTACTTCTCGAACCTCAGAACTTGAGGCCGTCAACACCATTCTCTCTGCTGTCGGCGAGCCGCCGATTAACTCTCTCGACGAGCAGAAGAACGCTGACGCTGCTATCGCTCGTAACATTCTCAACGAGGTTAGCCGAGAGGTCCAGACCCACGGGTGGCATTTCAACACTCAACAGAAAGTCAAACTGTCGCCCAGTACCGACTCCCATATCGTTCTCGACGATAGCGTGGTCAGGGTGGACATTGAGAACATCGCCGGTGGAACCTATAACTCCACCGACATTACTCAGCGTGGTAATAAACTATTCAACCGAACAGACAACACTTACGTATTCTCAAATGACGTAGAAGCCACTGTGATTTATCTCCTAGGTTGGGGGGAACTCCCAGAGCCTGCTCGCCGTTTTGTTACGGTTCGTGCTGCTCGTATCTTCCAAGATCGTATGGTCGGCTCTCAGGCCCACCACGCATTCTCCCGCGAAGATGAGTCTAGGGCGAGGGCGCTGCTTAAGGAGTTTGAGGGGGAGACAGCGGACCATTCCATCTTTGATAACTACGATGTCTACCGCATCGTCAATCGTCCTGACGTTACTCGGGGAAGGAATTCTTAATGCCTCTGATTTCAACCAGCATCCCCAACCTCAACGGGGGCGTCTCTCAGCAGCCTTCAGCACAGCGTCTTACCAACCAGTGCGAGGCCCAAGAGAATGCCATTCCGATGGTGGTGGGCGGACTGATTAAAAGACCTCCTTCCAACCACGTATCCGAACTCAAGACCTATGGGACCGATGGGACTGACGGGGCCTCCTTAGATCTCAGCAACGCTTTCGTTCACACTGTGCAGAGAGACGCTTCTGAGAAATTTTTTATTACTCTCAAAGGTGACGACAACGTCTACATCAATGGGATCGACGGGTCGCCTAAAGAAGTTCATAAGAATTTCACCACTGTCGGATGCTTTAACTCATCGAACCCGAAGAAAGATTTCAGAGCAGTAACGGTTGGCGATACCACGTTTGTTTTGAATACAAGCCTTACGGTCTCGACAACTGGGACCACACCATCCTCAACCGCAACTTACGAGGCTTTGGTGTGGGTGCGATCAACTGGCGTTAAGTTCTCCATAACAGTAACTGCGGCTGGGAACGTGGGGGACTATGGTCCTCCGAGCGACACCAACCCTCCCTCAACATCAGATATTGCCGCCCATCTTGAATCAGACCTCGACGGTGGGAACACCGACGGACTCGGGGCGCTTACCGCCGAATCGAAAGGTAGCGTTCTATACATCACTAGGGCCGTAGACTTTGAGGTGACTGCTGAAGACTCTCTTGGGCAGAACGGCCACAAAGTAATCAAAGGCAAAGTGAATAAATTCTCCGATCTCCCACCGATCGCTAAACACGGCATGATTGTAAAGGTAGAGGGGGACCCAGAAGAAGAGGTAGATGATTACTACGTCCAGTTTGAAGTAAATGACAGTGGGGCGAGTTCTGGGGATATGGGAACTGGCATCTGGGTGGAAGCCGCGAAACCCGGAATCGTTAAATCCTTCAACCATAACTCCATGCCTCACATTATCGTCCGCCAAGCCGATGGTAGTTATGTAGTAAAACCGGCTGACGGGCAGGATCCATCTACCGGGAATTACACTGGGACTGGGGCGGTGGATTGGTCGATATATAAATGGAGCGACCGGGAAGCAGGGAGCGACCTTACGAACCCCCTACCCTCATTCGTCGATCAAAAGATTACTGGGATGTCGTTCTTTAAAAATCGCCTCGCTTTTATTAGCGGCGAGAACTGCATTCTAAGCGAGACTGGATTTGTATTTAATTTCTTTAGGACCACCTCCACTTTTCTATTAGACACTGAAGTAATCGATGTCGGGGTGGGTGGTACGGAAGTCAATCTTCTAGGAACACTGGCCCCCTTTAGTGACAGGCTGATCCTATTCTCAGAAAGCACTCAGTTTGCTCTGCAAGGGGATGGGATCCTTTCCCCCAACACCGCGTCAATTACCGCTGTGACGAACTACGACGTACTCACAGACGTCACTCCGAAGCCTGCGGGCAGTGCGCTCTTCTTTGGATTCAACAGAGGATCCTTTAGCGGAGTCCGTGAATACTTCAAGACTAACGAGACTGATATCAACTTCGATGCTGTGGAGGTAACCTCTCAGGCTCCTAAATACATCGAAGGAGATATCAGGAAAATGGTGGTGTCTACCTCTGAGGATCTTGTAGTCGTCTTATCGCAGACCAAGGCGGGGGCTTCGTACAACGCCACTAACAACCTGTTCGTCTATAAGTACTTCAACGGATCTGAAGGTCGAATCCAATCTGCTTGGTTTAAATTTACTTTCGACAACCTATCGATCTTAGACGTCGAGTTCATCGATCAGTCTCTATATATGATCGTCAAGAGAGGTTCTAAGACCTTCCTTGAACGTGTCGATATTCAAACAGGACTCGTGGACGAGGGAGCGGACTACACGACCCTCCTCGATCGCCGAGTAAAGATCACAGGGGATGGGGCGGAGTCTCCAGCCGCTGGATATACAATCACTCTTCCGTACGATATTGTGGATGGAGACACGGTGCAGGTATGTGACTCTACGGGTGAGGTCAGAACCATCGCCTCCCAGACTGCAAATACGATCACTCTTGAAGAGGAATTCTCGGCTACTGAGGTGTTCTATGTCGGAACGTCATACACGATGAGGTATGAGTTGACCCCACCTGTCCTCAAGAGGCCCAAGCCCGGAGGAGGCACGGAGATGATCGCTGTTGGGCGTCACCAACTTCGCTACATGACTGTTGTATTTGACGACACTGCATTCTTTAAGGTCCGCTTCAGTACTAAGGCTGGGGGCGGACAATACACAGACCCGGTTGAGTACCCATTTAGTGGGCGATACCTGTCTTCTGGAGGATTCCTCGGGGCTGTGCCCTCAGAAACTGGGGACTTCAGGTTCCCGATGTTCTCTGAATCAGACACCGTAAAGATCGAGATCTTGAACGACTCTCCCCTGCCTAGTAACATCCAGTCACTGGAGTTTGAGGCGTTTTATACTTCCCGGTCACAGAGAGCCCAATGACTTATATTAGGATATCTAAAGAGACTGACGTTGATTTCGTAGCCCCACGGCTGCGGGACGCAGATCGGAGAGAAGTAGAGGCGGCTGCAATTAGAACCCCACATGAAGCACTTATAAATGGTTTTAAATTGTCCAAGCCTCACTGCTACTCCGTCATTAATGATTTGGATCCTGAGGACCCCTACCCGATCGCTATGTTCGGGATCGTCCCGTTTAATATGGAGGGGGCGGTGGGGAGTGTCTGGCTCTTAGGAACCGACGACATCACTGATGTAGTCCCTATAGGATTCTGCAAGGTAATTAAACGCTTCTTTAAGGAAGCGGTTAGACCGTACAGCATGGTCTGCAACGCGGTCGATAAAAGGAACGAAGTCCACATCAAGTGGATTAAATGGCTCGGATTTACATTTATTAGGGAGGTAAACCGAGGACCTGACAACATGCCGTTTTATGAATTTGCGAGGTTAAATCATGTGTGATCCAATATCAGCCACCCTTGGTGTAGTGACGGGGGGATTAGGAATTGCTCAGGCTGCCCAAGGATACGACGCTGCCGAGGATGCCGCCTACGCACAGCAGCGAGCCAACAGACGCCTTGCGATTTACAATAACGAACGGTATTTGAGAGCGGTCGATTACCAGCAGCGTCTCGGTGAATTCCAGAGCGATAACTACTACAAGAACGCTGCGTCAATCAAAGAGGATTACAATCTAAAGATTGAGGCTCTCGCGGAGCAGACCGAGCAGATCCGAGTAAGGACTCTGAACGAGATTAGTAAGGCTTCTGAGTCGGCCGCTAGAGGGTCGTCTATGAGTCTTGCTAGGTCTTCTGAAACGGGCACTACCGGAAACTCGATGATGCTCCAGAGGCAGCAGTATGATAGGGCGGAGGCGGAGTTCGCGAATATCTCTTTCAACAACCTCCAGAATATTTACAAGCAGAAGCAACGTGAAGCCATGTCGATTAGGGCGGCCAGTCAGAACATGCTGAACAGGGCGATGCCTGCTCCTATGGCTCCTATTGATCCCCCGGCCCCCGTTCAGAACATCCCGCAGCCGTCAGCCGCTCCGTTCGTTCTTCAGGGTATTAGTGGAATACTCGGAGGCATCGGCGCTGGATTTAACTTGAATTCTATGATGGGCGCAAATCTGCCGGGAACAGGGGTTGGCGGAGGTAGTGGCGGGTCTTTCCCATTCTCTCCGTCCTACGGTAGTGATCCTAACTTTGTAGGGCCTCTCCCTGAAGATTGACTTCCGTCAGTAACCACAATTAAACAAGAGGATTAATAAATGGATCGATCAAACAGAGTACCGAGGGCTACCCCCGGAGTAACGGCTTCGCCTGTAGATACTGCCGTATTTGCGGGTCAAGAAGGCGCACCGGCCCAGCCCAATCCTCTTGCTAAACCTCAGTTTCAACCTAATATGTTTGACGCTGAAGAAGCGATGCGGATGCAGCGTGCTTTGGGGCAACTTTCAGAAAGTCTGGGAGGCGCTACATTCGCAATCGCCCGCAATGAGCAGATTATCGGTGGGCAATACGAGGAGTATGGGGAGCAGATGGGGGCGATCGCCGCCTACATGAATAGTGAAGGAAGGGTGTTTACAGAGGCCCTTAGTCAAGAACAGATTGAAGCCCTCGACCACCCCCGCGCCCAACTCGGTATGGCTAGAGGCTCTGCGGGAGTCGCCGCAAGGGGCATGTACAAAGACCTCGAAGCAAATTTGGCGGGAATGCGTGTAGGAGATCACGCCAAAGACATCGGCCATTACGCCGCCGCATTTGATGAGGCCCTTAATAAGATGGCGTATGACTATAGCGGTCCCCGGCCGGATCTCTTTAGGCAAGAACTGCTCACGGCTTCCCTCCCCCTTCGCGACCGTTGGGTGTCAGAGAACAGGGCTTGGATTAACACCCAACTTATTAAAGACTCCGAGAGTAATCTGGTCGCGGCCACCAACGATATTATGGAGGCTACATTCGGCAGTCGTAGAGACGTCACTGTTGAATCATCACTACACGACCCTAATAGCCTGAATCCGAACGAGGCGATTTTGGGCCGGATGGGACTCGCTAAAACCCAGAGGATCGTCGGGGTTTCTGACAAGGAACACTTCAATAGACGTGTAGAGGATGCCGCTGCTTCTCTTACGAAGATGATTGACTCCGAGCAGGGGGGACTGATCTCTAGTTCTAATTTGAACGAGATTGTGGCGATGCAACTCATCGACCTTGCAAAGAGCAGTAGCGAACTTTCGGCTTTCGCAGAAGCAGTCCTATTGAAAACCGAGACTGGGCCTGAGGACTCACGAGCGAGCATACTTACGGGGCGCGCGAAAGATGAGTACCTTAAGAGTAAGGACACTATTAAATCCCGTCAGGTAACTGCAAATAAAGCATCCGCTAACAAACAGTTCAAAGAAATGATGGAGCAACAAAAGACGCACCTTGTTAACACCATGATCGGTCAGATGGAAAAAGACCCCTCCATCGTCGGCACTGCTTTGTCCCGAAATATTCAGAGCGTACTACTCGGGGATAGGCAATCCACCACTCTTGAAAACGGTATTAGAGTGAAACTTCATGGAAGCGACACGCTTATATTCACTCCTCCTGAAGGAGGCGTAGCCGATGCTGAGGTCCATCTAAATCTCAGTAAGATGGCTGAGACGGCGAAAACTATGACCCACGCTCGGGCGACTGAGCGGGCCATGCGTGCTAACCCCGCGGTGAGTAGGCTACAGGCGGAGGCGATTGCAACCGCCGAGACTGGGATCTCCAGTCCTCAAGTAAAAGACACTCTTCAGCGAGTCATTAATGTAACGAACCAATACAGGATGATGAGCCAGAACGACTCTAATTTCAATCCAATCAACGACGAGCAGTTCGAGGGGATCCGTCAGGCGGCAAGAGAATCCTATACCGCTTTTCTGACCCTCAGGGAAGCCGGAAGACTAGACACCCTTTCGCAGGATCAGGTTGAATTCTTCGACCTGTTCGATCTTCTAATGACAGACCCGAATCTCTCGCAATTTGGGGGAAATGTCGATAAGACCCTTGACCAGTTATCTAGGGTGAACACGGCCGCCAGTAATTCATGGGATAATGAAGCGGCCAAGGCGCGAATTGGGTCTCACCCCTTTTCCCAAGATCCCGGCACGAACAATTTTGCCATGAATTATGTCGAGCGGCTCGCGAAGGGCCTCCTCAATGTGGGGGCGGTGAACAGTACGGAAGAAGCGGTTGAAATTGCGATAGATTCTTGGAGTAAAAAGACCGTTGAAATGTCCAATGGAATTCGGGTCCTTGAGGAAGACGTTAAATTAAAGACCGAAAGGCCGGTGGTGCGGGAATATAACGAGGGGGACTGGGAACTTCTCTACTTCGATGGGGTAAGAGGGCCAGTCGAGACCGCCGAGCAATTCATTAAGGCCGCCCCGGAACTCGCCGGTATCCTCTGGGACACATTAATGTCAAGACTCCCCGGCGGCGGCGACGTTGACGTCGATCCGACAGAGTTCGGAAGGAGACTTAAAGACACTGTGGTCGGCATCCAAACAAATTTACACCCCAGATTTGAAGAATTAAGCGATAGTCAAATTATGGACGGAGCGTTGGAAGTCCTGAAAACCGCCCCTCCTAGATGGTTTGCAGATAGCATCACTGTTGGGGAATACAAATTTGAAGAATACTATTGGGTTCCTGTACGCGGAAGCCAAGGAAACTTCTTCCAACTCATGGGGAGGACCTCGATAGGCTCGACCGTTCCGATTCTAAACGATAAAAATAAAGAGACTAAAGGGTACTCTCAGATGTGGAGCATCCTAGATATAACCACTTTATTCGCCGAGGGGAACGGATTTGAGTTGGTCGATGGCGAGTACCTTGAAGACACTTCACCTAAGCCTAAAACCCCCCACTGGGCGGACGACCTTGGTCCGGGTCCTATGGGCTCACTTGGTTACTGATTGAGGAGTAATACATATGACAAATAACGTCTTCGATATTACTTCTCCAGAATATGTGGAGCCCACCCCCTCAACCCTGTTCCATACCGTTGAGACCCCACGGGATCGCTCAATGAGAGAACTCTCTCTTGAGTATGCGTTTCGACCGAATATGGACATCGGCTTTGGAGGCAAGATATATAACGCCTTCGCGAATGAAACTGTTATCGGAGAGGTGCTTAGGGAACTCTCTGCCCCCAACTACAGAGACACCGGGTACGTCGTCACAAAGGAAGATATTGAGAAATACGCTGGAGATATCGATCCGGCAGCAGCGGCCCGCGCAGCAGCATCTTCAAATTCCTTTGGGGAGTTCCTATACGAAACCGATGAGATCCGTCTGACGGAGAAAAGGCGAAAGGAATTATATTCCGGTGGAGCACTCGGGTTTACTACGGGCCTCGGACTGACCGTACTCGCCGCAGGTGGAGAGGCTGTTGCTCTGTCTATTCTTGCAGGAGCAGTCGGAGGACCGGCAGGGGCGGCGGCTGGAGCGGGGAATGCTATTAACAGGATGACCCGTATTAAGGGGATGCTGAAAGGTATGGGCCTTGCGGCCGCCATCGATGTACCTCTTGAGACAACCAGATACGCCCTCGATAAGACTCTTCGCCCCACGGATCTGATGATTGCTCTTGGAGCATCCGCCGGTATAACTGGCGCGATCGGAGCCTATAAGCCCCACCTCTTCCTCCCAGAACTCCAGAAGGCTTCAGATGTCGCTACTAAACGAGCGGCTGCTAGTGCCCTCAGGGAAGCAGGGGATGAGGAAGCAGCGGAGGCGATCGAGAAGACGATCTCAATGTCTGTCCGAGTAGTAGATCCTGAGGACGGCCTTGAAGACCTTATTGATCTAAAAGGAGCCGAACTCTTCGCAGAAGCGAGGCGTCTTGGGGTACAGACTCATCGCGTAAACGATAAAGGCCGCAAAGTATTTCGGACCCAAGACGATATCCGTAAGGATATCCTCGTCGCAAGGGCTCCAGAGAGCGAAGTTCCAATCGTATCTGAGAAGAAAGCCCTGTTCGCGATGGCGAAAGAAAAGGGCGTTGAAACTACGCGAGTCACAGAGTCCGGCCGAAAGGTCCCGAGGAAGGCTCAGGATGTCAGGGACGACCTGATCAAGATCGCTAGGAAAGAGAAGAAGACTGCGACCCCCGAACAGGTGAGGAAGCAGGCTCTTCGGGATACTGAAGGACTGGGACGTAAAGCCCTCGTACGAATGGCGAAGAAGATTGGAGCAAGGTCTACTGGATCTGCTGAAACAATCCGAGCATCAATCGTGGCGACCCGTGTCAACATCGCGAAGACGGGCAAGAAGACGAGCCTAGACGTCCCGAAGAAACTACCAAAAGGTCTCAAGAAGACTGTATCCCACAAGGGGGGAAAGATTCAACTCAAGGGGAGTTTCGAGAAATTACTCTGGAAACTGGGAACAACAAAAGATAAAGGATCCGACGTCGCGTCTGAAATCCGAAGGATCCTTAAAGAACGCGGATTTGAAGATCCTGACGCCATCGCTAAGGACTTCGTAAAGAAGGCTCGGGCCGCAAAGAAGACCGAAGGTAAAGTCTTCGTCGCTGATGCGGAGAAGATGGATCTGCCCGGTGCGAGACTGGAACTTGAGGACGGCACGGTCGTGACCGGGTTTACTCGACAGACGGAGATGGAGACCAAGGTTGACTCTGACATTCTCGGAGAGGACGCAGATCGGGTAATCACTTTGAACGGCAAACCGATTGCCGAGGGACCTGCTGAGTACGTCGATGAAGTCGCTTATATGGAAACACAGGACCCCGGCTTTATGACCATCACGGGGCATAATCAGGGGACACGAGAAACGATCGCGAGAATAATTGAGACGTTCCCGGCAGACGTTGCGGGACTTAAATGGCTTTACAACATCTTTGCCCCCGTTACTGTGAGGTTCCTCAGAAGTAAGAGTTCGGACGTACGAAAGTTTGCCCAAGAGTTCTTGGAGAACCCTCGATCAGCGACATCCAACGTGACTACGCGTGCCCGGATCGCTTATGAGAATCATTACGGAACTCTTAGACAGTCAATAAACGCAGCCCGAAAAGAAGCCCACGAAGCCGGTTCAAAACTAACGGACCTTGAGATCCTAAGAGCAGTCCGGTCGGGGGAGGAATTTGATGGCCCTCTCGGAACCGCCGTCAATGCTGTACGGAAATATCACAGAGACGTCAAGGCGTATGGAGCAAAACGAGGACTCGCCCTCGACTCCATCCCAGATGATGGAAGGTACGTTACTCGTTCCTACAACCACTCCGCCTTTACTAAGATCATCAATGATCTAGGCGAGAATGGACGGGAAGAAGTTGAAGAGGTATTTACTCAGGCCATCCTAAAGCATTCAGATGCGGAGGAGATGGGAGTAACGGAAGCGAAGGCGAGGGCCGCCGCGAAGCGTATTGTTGATTGGGGATCTAACCCGAGACAAGTACTCGACGTAAAAGAGACGCGTACCCGACTTGACGTCATCCGAAAAGAACTTATTGACGACGGCATTCCGGAGGAGGAAGTCGATTCCTTTATGGAATTGATCGTTCCAAAGTTGGATACGGAGCCGCATCTCTCAGTCGCTAAACGTCGTATTGCTCTGGATGAAAACTTCTCAGTAACAGTCAACGGCAAGACACTCCACATTGATGAGTTCTTCAATAACAATCTGCTGGAACTGACGGGTCGGTACGGTCAGCGAGTCATTGGCGGGGCTGAAATTCGAGTAGGACTTCAAAACGCTTACGGCAACCCCGACATGACGCGAGCCGACCTGCTATCTCGACTCACTAGGTCTGAGGGCGTGGACGCAGGGGAAGCGAAGTTTGTTGAAAGGGCTGTCGACCACGCGTACAAGGGACTCGCTGGGATGCCTCTCTACGGAAATAGGGAGGGAATGAAGTGGATCATGGGCGCTCAAGCATTCGGTCAGGCCACTATTGGAATGACCCTCGGGTTTGCTCAGATCCCTGAGATTGCTGCGATCGTTATGCGGACGGGGGTTCGAGCCTCCTTCCAGCAGTTGCCTTCCCTTAAAGAGATCGGGAACATCTTCACGATGGGCATCCGAGATATCGCTACAGGTCGGCAGGGACTTGGCCTTGAGGCCCTCAGAAAAATGAAAGATGATCTTTCCTCTGTCCTTGAGACGTGGACTGGTGTCGGCGGTGACTACGCGAGAGGCGATCACTTCATGCGACGCTTGGATGACATGGGATTTGATTCCGAGTACCTGTCCAAGGGAGCGATGCGATATCTCGAATACGGCCGCCAAGTCTCCCTACTGAACCCCCTCGGAATTATGCCGATGGATACGTTCCTGAGGAGGTGGGCGGTTCGCTCTTCCTTCCAGCACTTCGTAAACCAAGCATACGAGGTCGGGGCAGACGGCGTTGTCACTCTTAATAAAGGCTACTGGAAGAACTCCGAGACTCACTTCAAGCAACTTGGGATGAGTGCGGAGGATATTGCGAGGCTCTCTAAAGCGATTAAAGACCCCGGCGTGATCACTACTCGTCCGGGCATGTTCGGTAAATACACCGTTAAAGATATGGATCTGACGAAAGTTAAAGATAAGGAGATCTTTGATAAATTCGCGATCGCGTTGCGTCGTCACTCGGACGGTATGGTTCAACGCCAATCCTTTGGCGAGACCCCGATGTGGATGAGCACGCCCCTCGGTAAACTCCTCGGACAATATCGAGTCTTTATGATGGCTTCTAAATCGAAGCAGTTGGCGGCTGGCATCGCAAGAGGAGACGCCCACGAGGCCGCGAACGTCGTAGGTGCTATCGGACTTGGATCTCTCGCTTACTACATGCAGACTTATTACAGGTCGGCATCGATGGAGTCTGGGGATCGACAGGCTTACTTAGAGAAACGACTGTCTTCTGACTACATTCTTAGGGCGGGAATTATGAAGAGTTCATACTCGACCATCTTCCCGATGTTGATTGACTCGGCTTCGTACACACTTGGAGGAGAGCCTATATTTGATCCATCTATGAGAACTACTGGACTGGGCATTGACCCGCTTCGGGGATCAGTCCCATACAGTATTCTTTACAATAGACTCCTCCCAGCGGGTCGCGAACTAACTGGAGCCGCCTTTAGGGGCGACGAGTTATCGAAACAAGATTTCAGGAATGCACAGGGACTCCTATGGTTCGCAAAGATGCCGGGAGTGGATCAGATGATAAACAGGCTGTTTATCAATCAACTTAACGTACCAGAGAAGGACTAAAAAATGTCATACAGTTTCATTGACTACGGCCTCGGGGATGGGGTAGACCTCACATCCGATCAACAAGCCGGTAATTTCAACAACATCACGTTGGGATACCTCAACACGTCAGATATCTACATCATTCGTACGACATCTCAAGGCGTGAAGACGACTCTCAATTCAAACCAATACACGATTACGGTTGAGGGGTCGGTCACGAACGTCAAGATCCACACGCCCACAAACGGACTCGATAATCCGATTACGATTGATGAGACAGACCTTATCCGTATTGGCCGCACCACTGACGTGACTGATCTGACTCGGACGTTTACGGATGGCTCGGTCCTTAAGGCTGACGACCTAAACGCTGGAAATTATCAACTTCTGTATGCCCTTCAAGAAGACATAGATGTGGGCTTGGGCGCTCTCCCGATTGATACCGATGGTAAATACAACGCAGGCGGCCGTGTAATTAAGAACCTTGGTGAGGGCTCTAACGCGAGCGACAATGTGACTAGGTCTTACGTGGACGACCTGACTCTTTACGGAGCCGCGGTAGCCACACCTCAGTCTTGGACCTTTGCGACGAATTCGTCAGATGTAGACGGGGATGACCGAAAGTTCACTCTAGAAGAACCGGCTTCAACGCACACCACCGAGGAACTTTACATTGTCGAACTTGACGGAGTCATTCAGGTTCCCAGTACGTACACGGTGACGGAATTTGATGGAACATACACCCTGACTTTAACGGGGGCAGCCACAGTACCGAATGGATTGGCTCTGTCCGTAAGGAACATTGGGGTTGGACGTCATCATATCCACCAGCCTTTTAAGGCCGAGACCGGATCTGACGACTCCGTAAAGATCCAAAGGGTTGGAGGTCAGACCGGAAACTTACTCCACGCATACGATGAGCATGCCCCAGCGAACACCCTCGCTAAGATTGATGCGGATGGTGACGCGACCTTTACCGACGTGAACGCGACTGGAAACGCTTCAGTGTCTGGGAATGCTTCAGTGGGTGGAACAGCAGGCATCACCGGCGACTTTGCAATCAACACCAATAAGGTCACTGTGGAGGCTTCCACCGGCAACACGGAGATTGCTGGAACTCTGAACATTGCAGGGGCGACCACGATGGCTGGAGGGCTCTCCGGCAACTTGAATCTACTTGACGGCGTTCTACAGTTGGCCGGTGGTCCGATTAAAACGATCCGCCAGATTACCACGACACAGTTCGACGACACCGCGGATGATTCAGGAGCCACCATGCACTATTCCGACTCTCTGGCGGACGCCCAACGTGTTTATGGGATGTATACGGAAATTACCCCACAACTTTCAAGTTCTACAATCATTCTGCTTGCCACACCTAGAGTCGTCCTCGCGGCTGATGAAGATCTCGACGGCAGCGGGAAGGGCGTGGATGACATTCATGCTCAATTCCGACTCTGTCTAAACAACACAGCGAGGGCTGGTGAAGCGGTCGATGTCGGCATGCTCGGCGGGTCACTCTACCAAGTGAGGCATTCTCAAACAAATAAGGTGGTCGGAGACTCATTCACCTTTACTGAAGGGTCTCATCTGAGTGGAACAGGAGATACTGCAACATCCGTAAACGCGACCAAGAAAGTCACGGATTCTGAATACGACTTGCAGCACTCTTTTGCGTACGGTGTTGCGGTAGCGCCGACAGATGTTGGCGGTTCGGGCAGCAACTTCGATGCAGAGTACTCAAGAATCATCGAGGGCCACTTCCACGAACTTGACGGGCCGGAGGGTGTCTTGAGGTGGTATGGCCGCCTAACAATGTTGTACGTTTATAACAACTCAGACTCATCGACCAAACGATTCGACGTCGTGAGTCAGGTTAGAGAAAATAGTCAGGTAACGCCCCACTTGACTGATGGTTATTCTCAATTTATTGCGATTGAGATTGGGTGACACAAATCTCCACACATAAGGATTAGACTCATGCCAACCAAAGTTGGTTCAGATATGACTACGGGTCTTGTATCAGGCAGTAAAGCCTCTACAACCCCCTCGACTACGTCATCGGGCGATGCAAATAAAATCGTGGCTCTAAACGCCTCAGGACAGGTCCCAGACCACTACGTCAAGATGGACATCAAAGCCCACCAATGGAGATACACCGGAGACTTTGCGGTCGGCACAGGTGAGGTCGTTGTAGACACTGGGGACGGATGGGAGGAAGTCGACACGGCTCCTCAGGACGTCAACGGGACGTCTATGACTGTGAATGAGGGAGTCTTTTCGTTTCCTGAGACAGGCTTGTGGCTAGTTACACTGAACGCTCTGTTTGCCCGCAACTCCGGCGATGTGACTCTGGTGGTCGCGGATCTGTTTGCGACAACGGGCAGTGGAGGCACTACTGAAGTCCGAGTGGGCCAAGGATGTGGCAGCGTCCACACCGACAACCTACAATCTACAGTCGTCGTAAGTTCACTTGTAAATGTTGATAACGTCTCTAACGTCAAAGTAAAAACTAAAGTCAGTGCCTCATCGTCGGGCGCAGACTTTAAAGGCAACTCGACATTTAACCGTTCTTACTTTACATTTCTTAGAGTCAGTCCACTTATTGCCGGTGATTGATTAGAACGGGGGCTCTTTAATGGATAATGAAATATTGATCGCGTTAGGCCGCCTTGAAGGAAAGGTGGACGCCCTCATCGCTCGCCAAGCAATCCATGATGAGGAACTTGATCGCCACGATAAGAGGCTTCGAGATCTTGAACAGTCAAAAGCGTGGGTTCTTGGGGCGGCCGCAGTCATCGGGGCTGCCGCTGCGTTAATTATGAATATGATTGGAGGCGACAGTGGCTGACAAAGATAAGGTACTCAGCGATCTTCACGAAGCGGTCGCAGCAGAACTCCTTAGGCGGGTCCTGTCAGGGGAGGCTAATGCGGCCGACCTCAACGTCGCTCGTGGATTCCTGAAAGACAACGGCATTGACGCCAATGCGGATCAAAGTGAGCCGCTCTCAAATCTCGCCAAATCTCTACCATTTAACATTGAGGATGTAGCATGAAAGAACGTAAGAAAGCATCACTTGAAATTACGCCGAGGTGCGCTAAAGGTTACTCCCCGAAAAAACTAAACGGCCGGTGGGCTTGTGTTCGGGATGAAGAAACGGGTCCGCTTACCGAGGCTAATTGGTTCCACGCCGATAACACCGACGACGACGATGCTGACGGCAGTGGGGACAATGGAAGCAATAACGGCGGAGGAAGTTGGGACACTAACACGGCTGGTGGTTCTAACACTTCTCAGAATCAGACAAAGAGAGTAATCTCAAAAGAGTGAGAAAGAAGTGAATAGAACTAAATGGTAGACACGACCATATTTGATCAGATCAAGGACTTCAGGAACTTCCTCTACCTAGCGTGGGATCACCTGAACCTCCCCGATCCTACGCCTGTCCAGTACGACATCGCGGAGTACATCCAGAATGGCCCCAAGAGACGGGTCGTTCAGGCGTTCCGGGGAGTCGGTAAGTCTTGGGTGACCTCCGCGTACGTCTGTCACCAACTCCTGTTGGACCCGACAAAGAACATTCTCGTCGTATCTGCTTCCAAACAACGAGCAGACGACTTTAGTACGTTCACGCTGCGTCTAATCACGGAAATGTCGATTCTGAAGCACCTAAAACCGACGGAATCTCAGAGAAATTCCAAAGTCGCCTTTGATGTCGGTCCAGCACCGGCCTCCCATGCTCCCTCGGTCGTATCGAAAGGTATTACCAGTCAAATCACGGGAGCGAGAGCGGATCTGATCATCGCTGATGACGTCGAATCGCTTAGTAACAGCCAGACCCAGATGATGAGGGACAAACTCAGCGAGGCAATCAAGGAGTTCGACGCAGTCCTGAAGCCTGATGGCAACATTCTGTTCCTTGGAACCCCCCAGACAGAGTCCTCCATCTACTCCACCCTACAGGAGAGGGGCTTTAAGACGAGAATCTGGCCTGCTAGGTATCCCAAAGAGACTCAAATCAAACGATATGGGGACACTCTAGCACCCTTCATCCTGAAGAACATGGAAGAGGACGAAGAGAGCATCGGGCAGCCAACAGATCCCAAGAGGTTCGACTCTGAGGACCTAATGGAGCGAGAGGCTTCCTACGGCAGGACCGGATTTGCCCTCCAATTCATGCTGGATCCTAGCCTCAGTGACGGCGACAGGTATCCATTGAAACTCAGTGACCTCGTAGTGATGTCCCTGAACCCCCGTGAGGGGCCGGAGAAGCCCATCTGGGCCGCTTCCGCAGAGAATATGATCGCGGACCTACCGAATGTCGGAATGCCGGGAGATCGCTTCTACGGGCCTGTGACGCTAGGTGACGGTTCTTGGGCCTCCTACACAGGTTCAGTGATGGCTGTGGACCCTTCGGGACGAGGTGCGGACGAAACAAGTTTCGCCGTCATCAAGATGCTGAATGGATTCTTATTTGTGACAGATGCGGGAGGTCTTCCCGGGGGGTATTCCGAGGACACGTTGAAACGGCTGGCGATGATCGCGAAGGAGCAGGAAGTCAACCTGATCAGGATCGAGTCCAACTTCGGGGATGGGATGTTCACGCAACTCCTGAAGCCGGTGCTGTCCAAGATCTACAGGGTGACGTGTGAAGAGGTCAAACACAGCGTCCAGAAGGAGCGTCGGATCTGCGACACGCTGGAACCAGTGATGAACAGCCACAGACTCGTGATCGACCGGAAGGTCATCGAGAATGACTTCGACAGCACGAGACACCTCCCCCCGGAGAAGGCTCTCAGATACCAGTTGATGTACCAGATGAGCCGAGTCACGAGGCAAAAAGGAGCCTTGGCACACGACGACAGGCTGGACGTTCTAGCGATGGCGGTGTCCTACTGGACCGAGCAGATGTCCCAAGACGCAGATGACCAGATTCAGGCCCGTAAGGACCGATTACTACAGCGAGACTTGGAGAAATTCATGGATGCGGCGGTGGGCCGTAAACCCCGTGGCAACACGTGGATATGACGAGTCTCCCGAATAGGGTGACTGTATGGATACAGAACGTATCTGGGGCCGACAGGACTCAAGTGAAATATGCTTGATCCAGAGTCCTCCCTTTCCTCCTTATGGGGGGTAAGGGGGGCCTCTAGGATCTAAGTGAAGCATAGATATAGGATTACTATAGGTTTACTATAGGTACACCTCCCCCCCACAGAACCACTGAGAAGGACTAGCCATGGAATTTAAGTTGTGTGAAGAGTGTCTGAAGAAGTATGCGGAGCATGTCGCTCAGATGCATCCCCCCGTCGTCCAAATGGGGGAAATCTCAGACTGCTGTGGCGATCCCGATGACTGTGTGTATGCGGAGAATGGGGAGTGTCAGGAAGTAGAGGACTGACATGACCGCTAGAGACTACAAGAAAGAATATCGAGACTACCACGGTAAACCGGGGCCTAGAAAAAGACGGGCTGCGGTCAACCGTGCGAGACGTAAGGTCGGCCTGAAGCCGGGAGACCCCCGAGAGGTTGACCATAAGACTTCCCTCAGAAATGGGGGTACTAACACGAGAAAGAACTTGAGAATCGTCTCAAGAAATACTAATAGAACCAAAGGAAAGGATTGAGATATGCCAGCAGCACGAAGAGGTGGAGGATCCGCTCCCGGTGGGGCGACAGAAAGTAAATCGGCTTTTTCAGAGCGTGGGTCACGCCGTAAGAGGAAATCCGGCAGGCGACGTCGCAAGTCACTGGCGATTACAAAGAAGAACGCTCTTGAAGAACTGAAGCGCAGTTATTGATATTTAAGGAGGGCTACTATGGATTTCTCCAAGTCGCCAGTGTTAATCACTTGGAATGACATCACGTCCTGTGATGCCGCTTGGATGAGCCTTGAAGAAGCCATGGAATACAAGCCCTCCCCTATTCAAACTTTGGGGTGGATCATTGAAGACAACGAGGATTACATCGTCGTCATCGGGTCCGTCTCTACAGAGGAAAATGACAAGGTCTGTGGGAGTGTCTGCGCGATCCCACAGGCCGTGGTTGTCTCGGTTGAACTATTGGACAACCAGAATGTTTGCTGAAAAAATCTGACAGCCTAACACAAGGGGGACAGCGTCGCGATTCCCCCCGTGCCCCCCCGTTGACAATGGGATGTCAATAGGCCGTCCGGTCACGGCTCCGGGCACGTCCCGCGGTCCGCTGCTGCCGTGCTAGGGTGGCCGGGGGATACCGGATCCCTCCAAGGGGCCTACGTCGCGATTCGGGGATTCCCCGATTGAATGGTCAACGCACCCCTGTCGATCGGGGTGTTTTTGTGCATGGAGGGGCTTGACAATGCCGACATATCTGGTAGCCTTATGGTGACGGTAGAGGAGCCGCCCGGCTCCGCCGATCACCAGAAGCCAACGAAGTCTAGGAGACTCAACAATGGCTACCAAGAAACGCACCAAGTCACACAAGGATGCCGCCGACATCGCGGCCAAGGCCGAGCAGGTCCGGATCGAGATGGAGCACGACGCCCACAACGCGTATCAGACGCTTCAGACCGATGCGGTCTCGTTCCTGAACGCCGACACCGTCGCCCAGCAGGAGGGAGTTGCGTTCGGATTCAACCTGAACGTCTTCATGGCCGACCACGCCGACGTCCTCGGCTTGACCCTCGAAGACATCGCGGCCACCCTCGGGACGTCTGCCGACCGGCTCCGATCCTGTCGTCTGGCTGCCGGCCTCCGGCCGTTCCTCGGGCGTCTCGATCTTGACGACGTCGACTCGTACTCTTGGGCCCGGATCATCGTGTCGGGCTTGAAGGAGCAGAATGAGAAGGGGGACAGCCGGAACGTCACCCCGGACATGTTCCACGCGGCCGATCTGGAGCACATCGAACGGGATTTCCCGAACACGTGCCGCCGGCTGGGCTTGTTCGGCGAGGCCATGACTCGCGGCCATCTGCCGGTCAAGGCTGCGAGGATCGCGAGGGACGCCGATCGGGCGGACTTCGACACCGTCGCCGACATGGTGGAGGCCAAGGCTGAGGCCAGGGCTGACGCCGCGGAAGCCAGCACAGCGAAGACCGACTTCGACCGGGCCTTGGAGGCCATCGCGAAGGCGTCGAAGATCATCGCTGGTCTGGAGGGCGAGGAGCGCGACGCCGCGATCAAGGCGGCCAAGGCGGCGTTCACTGTGAAGGCGATCAAGGCTGCGGCCGAGTCCGCCTGATTCGTTCACACTGTCCACGGGGGGGCCGGCCTACGGGTCGGTCCCCTCTTCCCATGGAGGTACTACCATGATCCGCTTCATCATCGATCTGATCCGCACACTGGCCGAGGGGCTCACGCAGTCCGGCTACCTTCCCTCCCCGGTTGACCGCGACGACGATACCGCGGTTGAATGAATGACTGCTCCCGGTCTCGCCTTAGGGCGGGCCGGGGGCGGCCGTGATAGCGAGGCGTAGCCGAGCGTCGTGATAGCGGTGGGTCGATCGCCATGGCGGTGGACCGTGATAGCGGGCATCCGTCGATTCAGTGCGGGGACGTATTCGGGGATTCCCCGATTGATGAACCTGATAGCGAAGTCAGTTCAGTGCGGGGTGGTTCAAAGAAAGTTCCCAGACCCCCTTGACAAACGATTCATATTCGGATACAATACGTACGTCACATGGAGGTAGGCGTCAGCCCTACCAGTCACATCCATTCGGGGATTCCCCGATTCATCTTAGGAGAATCAAATGAGCAGCAGATTGCCATCAATCGCTCACTCCACTATTCAGACGGTCAGTGACGCTGTAGCGTATATGACTCTGATGTTTCAGGAGTACGGCGAGGACGTCTTTGACGCGACGTGTCCACGAGCGTATGACAACCGAGATACGACCGATATGTACAACTCTGACGGATCGGTGGCTATTGACTACTGGTTCCTGCCGTCAATCTTCAGCCCCAGCGAGTGTACGGTCGTCGATCAGCGTCTCCATGAGATGTACGCCCTTGAGGATTCTGAGGGCTGGTCGCTGGAGGATGCGTGGATGTCGGTCATCGGTGATACACCATTTTGATTCGGGGATTCCCCGATTCATTCTTTCTAGGAGACCCAACATGACTTGGGCAGAGTTTCGCAAACTTGTTGATCGCCACGTCAAGAAGATGACTGGCGGCCTTGGCCTTCACGATCTCGCAGACGTCCTCATCGACGACTTCTATCCGGGGCAGGATGGCGAGGACTACCACTGGGACGCACTGGCTTCCGATGCCGCGTACTACGTCCTTGAGGAGAACGGCTTCCCGATGGACGAGGAGGTGTCCGCATGATTCACGAGATCTTCCAGCGTATCTTCTCGGCGGTTGAGGTCGGGGCCGTCAACGTGGACTCCGATCGTGAACTGGAGACGTACATCAAGGGCGTCTTCAATCTGGACGACGTGAACGCTACCATGTACGTTGAGGCGTGGCGGCTGTATGACGAGGAGCACGCAGCATGAGTGGTCCCATCGCTATTATCGTCCTCGACGACGGGGAGACTTGGGGAGGCGTCGATGGTGCATCCATCTGCTTTCTCAGTAAGGAGCAGCACGAGTCCCTCTGTTCTGGGGAAGTCAGCATCGCTCATGTGGAGCCTTTCTACGAGTTGGGCTTGACGGACATTACCCCTACTCCAATCGAGACCATCTACCGGGTGACTGACGAGGAGGAGTCCAGCAGTTGATCCATTAGCAGGGCCGGGTGCTGCCCACGGTCACGCCTACTGTGGGGACTCCACGCCCGGTCCTGCTATTTCCGTTCGGGGATTCCCCGATTCATTCTCTTTCTAGGAGACTCACAATGAAACTCAGTGAATACAGGAAGATGATCGAGAACAGCGAGGCCCCCCTCCGTCGTCACATCGACAGCATGGATAACAGGCTTCGCAAGGCGGCGGCCCGCAGGGATCGCCAGTGTTCGAGGAAGCGGGAGATCACCCGCGCCTTCGCGTACGCCATTCGCGACATGCTCTCGGAGATCTTTGGGTATCAGCCTACCCGTTTCACGTACCGCCTCGGCCGTAGGGTCCATCGTTACGGTGCGTGGGAGGTGGACGGGGATTTCTTCCCCATCAACTACGAGACCTACACGTGGTGCAAGCGTGAACTGGGAGGTGGAGCGTGAATAAGTACGACCCCGGCATCAACATGCAGGCTGTCATCCAATACGTCGACGACTGCATGAACCGCCCCAAGTTCGGTCTTCCAGTTTCCAGTGGGCACGTCTACGCGCACCTGTTGGAGACCATCGAGCGTGCTGCGGTTCACTTCGGCGTGTCGAAGGCTACCATCGGCCCCGCCATCTTCCGGTGGTTCAACGGAGGAGATTCACAATGAGAAACTACAGAGCAATCCTTGAGTTGCTAATCCTCAAAATCGGGGGTCGGTACTCGTACACGGTGTTCACTCATGGGGACTCCCCAGTCGAGCGATTTGAGTTCACGCTGCCCTTCAATGACCGTGAGTATTTCGCTCACACGGCGGAGCAGGCGTTGGACATACTGATCGATGCTTTGTTGATGCATGATTTCGACTACGGGAGACTCCTCTGGGATCTCTTCCGGCCAATCGGGGATTCCCCGAATGAGGGAGGTGACGCATGAACATCCCCGGCCTTATCTTCACTGTCGTCGGCATCATCGTACTGATCATCTTCTACAAGTGGGCCGACAAGCGGCTGGGGGGTGAGTGATGACTGAGCCACCCCAAGAGTCCGTCTTCGAGTTTCTCGACGCCCTCTATAATCAGGGCTGGGACATGCACAATGCTGGCCCCTGTCTGGAGATCAGGTTTGGTGTCGGCAGATACGAGGCCAACCGTATGTTGATGTCGTATTTCAATCACTGTGAAATCAATCAGGAGGTATCGGAATGAAGATTTACATTTGGCAGCACAGTTGGTCCGGGGATCCCCTCGACGGTACTCCCGTGTATGAGTGGTCTTCGAACAAGGATGACATTCCGTATGTCCACGCTGGTGATATTGAGTTGAGGCCTACCGAGACCCAAATCGATTCCGTCGTGTTCGTTCAGGAGCATATCGTTTGGGATATTCACAAGTCTACGTATGACAACTTCCAGACCAACACCGAAGTCGCTCTCGCCGTCACTGATTACGCTCGGGCACATGGCTTCTACAAGTACGGCTAATCGGGGATTCCCCGAATCAATCTAGGAGAGTCACCATGAAACTACTAGGAACGAATAACAAACTAGACAAACAGTCCTCCCGAGGAGAGCCGTTCGTTCTCCGGGGTTTGTCCCTCGCTCCTGCTGATCTCAGTGGGTATGAGACGTGTCCGATGCGTACTCCTGACTGCACGAAGGCGTGCATCGGGGTCAAGTCAGGGCACAACCGATTCAACCCTGCGAAGGAGGCGAAGATCAGGAAGACGAAGTTGTTCTTCGAGGACAACGAGACGTTTATGACTCAGTTATTCCGTGAGATCAACAACCTGCGGAAGTACTGTGATCGTCTCGGCAAGAGTCCTGTGGTCCGCCTCAACACGTACTCGGATATCGTCTGGGAGAAGAAGCACCCTGAGATCTTCCGTGAGTTCTCTGATGTGCAGTTCTACGACTACACGAAGATCCACCAGAGGTGGGATCTACCGGACAACTACCACCTGACTCTCTCGTACACTGGGTACAACTGGGAGCAGTGCGAGTCGTGGCTGACTACTCACCGCAATGTCGCAGTCGTATTCAAGGACTGCTGGGACAACCCCCTGCCCGACACGTGGCGTGGCTTCACTGTCGTGGATGCCGATAAGGACGACTGTCGGTGGCTGGAGGCTCCCGGTACAATCTCTGGGCTTCGCACGAAGGGGTCCGTCAAACACGCTGGGCCTTTCTTCGCGGACGCCACAGAACTCACCATTGGTAGACGCAAGATCGTCACGGAGGAGGTATGCGTATAAAGTGGAGCAACAGAGTTCGTATTGTTGAGAGTTTCCTGAAGACGGGCCGACTGAAACCTGCTCAGGACATGGCTCGGGAACTACTCAAAGAAGATGACAGCAGTGAAATGTTGATGCCTCAGGAGCAGTATTTCCTGAAGGCCGTAATCAAAGCAAAACGATTGGATGATGTAGACATCTGATCCATTTATGGAGACTCACAGAATGGACAACAAGACAAACTACGCAAGCGTCACGAAGGCTGGCCTTCCAGATATCGCGCCCCGTAACCAAGCCAATAACGGGTTCACTGAGCGTGGGCAGCAGGCAGCCGCAAACCTTCTGAAGATGGGCCGTGGTCACCACACGATCGGCCGGTTCGAGTACAATAGGAACGCCCAAGGTTCCTTCAGGCTCGGGGTCCAGAAGGTGGACCTTTACAGGGAACTTACCGTCATCCAGCGTAAGGATGGCAACTTCGTCAATATGTACGTCATGTACAAGGATGATGTCCTTAGCAGTACCTGACCTCCTAGATGGGGTGGGCTGCGCATACCTCAGTGACTAATAACGCAGGTTTATTTAGGAGATATAACATGAGCACAGAACTCATCGCTCCCACGCCGTACAACCCCAAGGCTTGGGGTGAGCGTGTGGATATCGGAACCATTCGTCGTACCCGTGTCCCTGTAAGAGGCCCGGAGTCGTGGCGTCCCCTGCCCCATGACACGTTCATCACGATGATCGAGCAGGCGTTCTCTCAGCAAGGCTTTGAGATTTCAGAGCCAGTACATTACAGGGCGAAATCTCGTGACAATGGGAAGATCA